CGCGGATCGCCTGCAGCTGCTCAGCGTTGATCCGCGTCACCAGCTGCGACGAATGCTCGCGCAGCCACGCCTCAGCGCGCGGCGCGCGGACGTCAAACCGGATTCGCAGCGTGCCGCCGATGCCAGCAGCTGCAGCCGACTGCGCGACCGCGCCGGATTCCATGACGCCGCCACCAATGTAGGCAACGCGGATTGACTCCAGCAGCTCGGCCCAAGTCGCAGGGCCGATGCCGAGAACGCCGGGGATTTCGTCAACCCTGCCGGCGCTGATCAGCTCGGCTACGCGCTGGATCTGTGCCGCGCTGGCGATATCGCGAACGGTGCGCAGAAACGCAGCCCGAATCGCCGGCACCTGCAGCTCCTGTTGCTCGCGAATGGTGCGCTCACTCAGCGCCACGACAGCCAGCCGCGTTCACTGGTCGCGGCAGGCTCTGCGAGCTCCGCTGCGGCCTGCGCGGGTTCTGCTGCTGCCTCGGGTTCGGGTTCGGGCTGCGCGGGCTGCGGGGGCTCTGCGACGGGCTCTGCGGCCAGCACCAGCAGGCCGGCGCGCGCCCAAAGCTTGACCGCGCCAGACTTGCAGGCTTCGGCCCAGCCGGGAACCTCGCACGTGTCGCCCGGCGGGATGGTCACGCCGGCGACTGTGAGGAAATGCTTCGAGCGGTTCAGGATGCGGGCCATGTCGTCACTTCCTCACGATGATCAGATACGCAGCAACAGTGCCCTGTGCGGGCTTCGGCATGATTCGCACAATGTTGTGAGAGACCCCAAACAGCTTGACTTTGTCGGTCGCCTTCGGGACCACGACGCCGCCCGGGATCGTCACCATCAGGTCCGATGCCAGCACGCTGACCTGATCGACGTACTGAGCCGAGACGCCGCGCACGGTGCCGTCAATCGCCGTATCAACAAACGTCACCGGCCCGGGATTGTGCGCCGGACCGCTGCCGGGCGTCGCGACAGACAGCACTACGCCGCCTTGATCGAACTCGCGCAGCAGGTCGCGCGCGACCGCTTGCATTTCGCCGTAGAAGCTCAAGACATTGACTCCGGAGTGTGCTGCGTCCCGCAGACTCCGCAATACGGGCCCTGCTCGCTTACAAAAAACAAGTCGTTTCCGCAATTGCAAAGCCAATGCTCTTTGCCAGACTCATAGGCCAGGTTCACAAACGCACCCTTGTTCAAGCCGCAGGACGGGCACTCAAGGCCAATAGTCCCGACTGGCGCAACCGCTCGCCACTCATGCTTGCAACCTAGGCAACGGCATGGCCCCTCAAGGTGCCGCGACCTTTCTAGCCTGCGCTGCGCGAGGTCAATCACTCCCATCAGCGCACCGCCGTCCCAGCCAGCGAAGACCGCGCATAGCCCGTCAGGATGCGCGCCAAGATGCCGCCGACGGCCAGCACGGTCGGAACCATGCCCTGCACGCCAGTGGTGCCGGCGTACTCGACCGACACGGCGCCGTCAACGCTGGCGGACTTGATCTGCTTGCCGAGCGTGATGTCAGGCATCAGCGAGCCGGGCGTCACTAGCTCGCGCAGCGCTGCCTCATAGGTCGCGTTGATGACCTCGATCGGAATTTCATTGACGCCGATGGCCTCGCCATCCACGTCCGTGGCCCACTCGCGCGGCCACTCGCGTTCCTGCGTCCGGAGCCCGGTCTTTTCGCCGGGGAATTGGTCGCGAAACGTGATGTCGATGTAGTCCGTCGCCCGGACCAGCGCGGCGGTCTTATGCGCGTCGCTTCCGTTCCACTGCGTGTTCCCGCGCGCCGTGTGGTAGGCGTTGGCGCCCGCCAGTGTTCCGTAGTTGGACACGTCAGCCCTCCGGCTCAGCGACCACGATGGCGCGAGCGCGCGCCTCTTCGAGCATCGCGCGCAGCTTGTCCGTCCCTGTGCGGCCGTGCGGCTTGATGCCGTGCTCGGCCAGCGCGGCCAGCAAGGCCTCGCGGTCGTCAGCCTCAGCCGCCTGAGGAGCCTGCAGCGCCGGCTCAGCCTGACCCCACAGCCGTTCGCGGCGCGAGTCGAAGTCGGACGCGTTGATGACAACAGGCTGGCCGTCTCGGTCAACAGTCAGGGTAGGCAGGCGCATGCGGGTCTCCGGTGTCAGTGCCAGAGGGCGGGGCCATTCTAGGCCCCGCCCGCCGTTGTCGCTTAGCGCAGCAGCAGCGCGGTGTGGCGCGGCTGCGTGACCTTCAAGCCCCAAGCAAGCGACACCTCATAGCGGACCTTGCGGTAACCGCCGTACACACGGACCTCAAACGCAAGGCCGGAACGCGGGTCCGTGAGCATCATGCTGTCAAGCGCAAGGTCGCCTTCCTGCGGAATCGCAGGAGCGCGCGTCACCAGCTGAATCGCGTTGCGGTAGAACGCCACGCCGGCCGGGCTCCACAGGTTGATATCCGGGCTCGCCGCGACGTTGCGCACCACGGTAATCGCGGTCGCGGACGCCGGGATTGCCTGACGCAAGCCGGGCTCTTGGATGGTGATAACGCCGCCGCCATTGACCGCCGCGTCACCGCTGGTCACCACGTAGCGCTCCGAATCGCCCGCGAAGGTGATCACGTCGCCCACCAAAATCGAGCCCGTGCCGGCAGACGCCAGGGTAATCGTGGTCGCGCCGACCGCATAACCGGCCGTGTTGGTCGTGGCGCCGGCGGCCGTGCCGGTGACGTGGTCGTCAAAGCCCGCCGACTCGCGGACGGCCATGCCGTACGGGGTGATCAGCACGCCCTGCTGATTCACCGGAACCTGCGAGAAGTCGCGGTTCGTGTTGATGCCGTACAGGGTGTGCACGTTGGCGCCGGCCGTGGTGTCAATCACCAGATTGAGATCACTGGGCGGCGCGCCGTTGTCAACCAGGATCTTGCGCAGCTGCGAGGCGTCCGACATGTTGGACGCGAAAGGCACGGTGCCGACGGTGCCGAAAGCGCGCGAGGCGCCAGCGACTGCCGCAGCGGCAAGATCGGCTTCGACTTCGTTAACCAGCGCGCGCAGAGCCTGCGCGAACATGTCGGCCTGCACGCTCAGATAGCCCGGACCAGTGTTGAGGCCGCGCTGTTCCTCGCCCACAAAACCGAACTCGGCCGCCTTGGCCTTGCTGATGGTGATGGTGCCATTGCCGATGGTCTGATCCGTCGGCTCCGGAATCGTCATCGCCGGCGAGATGTTGCCGGTCGTGTTGCTGGGCGCGATCGGGTAGCGCACGTTCTGGCCGACGGCCGCGCGCTCGGCGGTGCTGTTGCGAGCTACGGCCGGAATGAAACCGACCAGCTCGCGGGAAACGGTGTCCAGACCCGCGTACAGGTCCGGCAGCAGATTGGTGAGAGTGTTTGCCACGGTGATGCTCCTTCTCGGGTTTCGAGTTTCTTTGAGATTGGTTAGGGGTGCCGCATGCCGATCCCGGCGACGCCCCTATCCAGGGGAGCGCGCATAGCATAACGCAAGTCAGTCCACAATCTGCAAATTGCCCTCTCGGGCTGCCTGTGCGGTCTTGGCCTGCTGGGCCGGATTCATCTTGCCGAACTCCGCGCGAGTCACGACGCGCGAGCCGCCTGCCCCGTCAACTGCGCCGGCGCCGCTGCCGCTATGGCCGGTGCCGCGCAGGATCTTGTCGCGATTCGGGTAGGACTGAATGAGCTTTTCCAGCGCTTCGTCGAAGTCAGCCGGATTGCCCGGGTTCGCGTCGCTGTAGATCAGGTTCCCGTGCGCGTCCTTGGCCTGCACCTTGCCGTCCTTCAGCTCGAAGTGACGGCCGAATGCGGCCTGCGCCAAGTCGGCGGGAATGATCAGCTTTTCGGCGATGACCTTGGACCGCGCGAAGCTGCCGCCGATGCGCTCCTGATACAGCTCGCGCTCAAGCGCTTCGGCGCGCTCGGCGAATGGCTTGTAACGCTCTTCGACGGACTTGATCGCTGCGGCCTTGATCTCTTCAACCTTGCCTGCCTCGATCAATTTCGATTCGTCCAGGTTCTTCGCGACTTCAAGCGCGCGCTTGGCTGCGTCAGGGTCGAGGCCTGCGAACCCCTTCAACTGTTGTTCCAGCGTCTCCGCGCGCTCGCGGTGGCCTTGGGCCTCGCGGTTCAGACGCGAAATCGTGGCGTGCATTGCCGGCGCGTCGTAGCTGAATTCTTTTCCGGAGTCGTCCACATAGACGGGCTTTCCATCGTTCAGCACAACGCCGCCATTTTCGTCAAGCTTCAGTTTCATCGGTCTCGCTCCTGCGCTTCCGCGCGTTATGGCCGTCTGGCCTTTGCGCCCCTCGCCGTCCGGTCTGGGGCAGAAAATCAGGCTTGCTCAATGCCTATGATCGAGTCAGCAAGCAAGCGTTCGCGCTCTGACTCTTCGTCAAACTCGGGGCTTAGAATCCCGTAACGCTTCATTTCTGATCGCAAGGTTGCGCCGGAAATGTCGCCGTTCTCTCGCGTCTTGATCAGCCACTCCGGCGCCTTGTCCTCGAATGCGTCAACGCCGAAGTCAGTGAAGACGCGGACTTCCGGTGAGGTTGGTTCTGCCAGCCACTTCGCCGTGATCACAAGCGCCTGTTCGAGCGCATCCTTGAGCGCAAGCGCCCAGGCCTGAACAGCACTGTTGCCCTTGGCCGCAGCCACCGCCGTGGTGATCTTGGTCAGGTTGCCCGACTGCGCCGTCAGCGGCTGGCGGCCAAGCTCGCGCAGCTGATTGACGGTCTTGTCAACGTCGTCTGACAGGAATCGCAGCACGTCAGCTTCCGGCGTGATGAACTTCCACTCGCCGTGGCTGCCGTCCGTGCTCGGAGGCGCGTAGAGAACCGCCTGCGGGCCGACAGGAACAGCCTTCGGGTTGCCCGCGCCGTCTGTCGCTGGCGTCACGCCGTTCCCTGCGAGCATCGGAAAGCAGGTCAAGGCCTTGATGTGCTTGAGCGCCGTCTCCTGCTGGTACAGCTCGACCTGTAGGTCGGCCGCGTCTCGCATGGGCGGGTGAAAGCGCCACATTGAACCCTTCCGGCGGCCCGTGATGAAAGGCACCATCGGAATCTGATCAATGGTCATGGGCGCGCCGTCTTCGAGCACCCATTCTTCGTTTTCGTTCTTCCGCAGAACTTCCCACGTCACCACTGGCGCAAGCGATCCGTCCTCGCGCGCAACCACGACGCGGCGGAAGATGCGCAGCTTGTCCGGCGCCTCCAGAATCTTGACTAGCGTCAGCTGCTCGCGGCCCTGCATGACCTTCGATTCGATGTCGATCACGGCCGACGCCGGCACATGCACCCAATACGGCCGAACGCCTGCCGCGCGCTCCTCCTCGACCGTGCGCAACCCTTCGGCGCGCGTGTAGTCGATCAAGATCCAGTCAAGCGCATGCGCGATGCCGGCGAAGAAAGTCTCACCGGCAAAGACATGCAGATTGTTGCCGCGCCCGTCCACGTCCTCGAACATTTCGAGCATGCGCGCCGATGCGTCGCTGGCAAAGGCAACTTCCTGCGCGAACGGCTTGCTGGCCAGACCATCGACGATGTCGCGAAAAACGTTCGTGAATTTCGCGTTCTCTGCCCGAAACCTGTAATCCCGGTCAGTCTCATTCGGGAACTTTGGCAGGTACTTTTTGCCAGCCTTGCGCATCGCGTGCGCGCCGGCAAGGATCGTATCGACCTGCTCCCAATACGGGGCCATCGCTTCCCAATCGTCGCCCGGCTTGCTGGGGTCTTCAATCATTGCCATAGGTCCCGAAAAGCGGTGTCGGCGGCGTCTCTAGCAGCTCGGCAAACGCGCCTGAGGCTGCGTCCACCTGATCATCGTGCGCCCCGCCCGGGAAAACGCACAGCTCGTCTAAGAATACCTGATTCCAGTGTCCGCGCAGTAGCTTCACGTTTCCAGCTTCGGCTTGGGCCTCCAGTGGGCGCGCTCGGTCTGTCTTGCTGCCGGTCTCTGTCTTAGCGCGGATGTCCCAGCCAGCCAAGGCTTTGACAAACGACAGAGCAACTGACTTGCCTGCCGCGCCAGGGTCTTGAGGAATGCGGATAGGGACGGCCTTGCCGTCAGCCGTGGCTGTGTTTCTGACCATCGTCTCGACCCCTGCAGGCGAACATCGGTCGCGCACCACGTCCTCCACGTAATACACCCCGTTGGCAGCGGACATTAGAAGGCCGACAGTCCAGTCAGGGTCAGTACCCTGTGTCGCCTCGGTCCCCGCGAAGTCCCAGCGGCGAACGCGGCGCCTGTTTGCCGGCAGGGCGTCCACAACCTCAAACCACTGACGTTTGAACCGTCCACCGTCTCGCGGGGCAGGCCTTTGCTGAAATTGTCCGCTGACCGCGTACTGGCCCATCGTCCGCTTCAGGTCTGCCACCTGCTCAGGCCCGAACCGCTCCGGAAACAGCAGTTCGCCAGCAGCCTTGCGCGGGTCGCTGAACCCGATCGACGTAACGCAGCGGCGCTCCGGCTCAAACTCCATTGGCAGCATCAGGTGCACGTAATCCAGCGCGCGAGACAGAATCACGCCCGACGTGTCGCGCTCGTGCAACCGCTGCATGATCACGATTTTCGCCGACTGCTCAGAGTTGACGCGGGTCGGCAGAGCCTCCGTGAATGTAAGCTCGGCTGCCTTCAAGGCGGCCTCAGAGTCCGCATCGTCAACAGACAGCGGGTCGTCCAATATGACGCGGTCGCCGCGCGATCCGGTCATTGACGTGAACGCCATTGCTTCGCGGAAACCGGTGGCCGAATTCTCAAAACGCAGTTTCGCGTTGTTGTCGTTCATTAGAACGATTGGCCACCGCTCTTGAAACCATTTTGACGAAACGAGTCGTCGGCACTTCATGTTGTCGCGGGTTGCGAGGTCTTGCTTGTGCGCCGTGCCCAGGTATCGCAGATGCTTCAGCCCGCGCGGCCCCCATTCCCAAGCGGGCCACAGCACCCCGACAAGGAGAGACTTCATGCAATTCTTTACGGCTATGCCAGAACAGGTGAATGAATGATCCTCTGCCACCGTCAGGCACATGCAGCGGGCCGGCTCATCAATACCGATGGATACGATCGTGTCGTTCCAAATAGGCCGGTCGAAATCAATCTGGCAAGCCTCGCCGCGTGTCCGCTTCACGCTGCTCATGCCGGGCAAACGCACCACCCTAGCCGTCATGGCTTCGCTACCAACATCGATTGTGAAGGAACGATAGACGCCGCCAGGCTGCGCAGCCGTCTCCAAAGCTCTGGCCTTCGCTCTAAGTCTGGCCTCGATCCCGACAAGGCCCAGAAGGTGCAAAAGATCCTCCGCAAGTTTCCGGCTAACCGTCGTGGCATAAGCCCGGTAGATCGATCCGCGCGATCTAGACGCCCGAACATCTATTCCGCCGTCGCAACTCCAGTAAGCGCCAAGGAAGTTACGCGCCGCCTCTCGCGAGGCCGCCATCACGGCCTTTGGCGCACGCTTGGTGTAACTGTTTTTGCCCAATAGCTGGTGACGATCAAGAAATTCTCTAGCTCCACGGATTCCGACAGTCCAGAATGTCCCGCTCTTACGCTCGCTTGTCTCAAACCCTAGAGCCTCAGCGCAAGACCGAAAGTCGTCGATCGTCTCCCTGCACGAATTCACGAAACTAGGGCTGTGAGTAACTGCCCCGTCGCCAACGATGTAGCCTAGGAAGCGAGCCTCTTCATTAGTCAGAGCGCCGGACCGGGCGTCCTCAGATGGGTTCACCACGGCTAGCACATCGCCAACCTGCAATTCCCCAGCTTTAACCCAACCGGACGGCGTTAGATACGGGTGTGACGGAGCTGCAAATGTCTCTCGCCCGGAGTTTGTCACAATCCGAAGAATCGGAAGCACGCCTTGATCATGGACCGCCTCAACAGCTCGGTATCTACCTCTGTGCGTGAGAACCAAGTCTCCGATTTTGACCTCATCAAGGCGAACCATGCCTCTCGCGGTTTCGACTAGAGAGTCTGCGCGCATTGGCCCAGGCGGGATGTTGATCAGCAGTGACCGGATGTGCCCGTCGGTGACGGCCTGCATGTGCTCGCACACCGCGTCCAACGCCCAGCCCCAGCGTAGCGGCGTGCTGGGCTCCAGTACGTGCCACGCTTCGCGACAAAACGTCGCCAGCGACCGCCGGCACGCCTCCCGCTCGATTGCCAGCCAGTCAGCCCGGTTCAGTGCCAGCGCGGGCATTCATCAGTTCCTGAAGGACGGCATCGGACAGCTTGCCAGGGTCGATGGTCTGCGTCTGGATCGGGCCGCCGTCGGCGCCGGTGTGCTCCATTGCTACACGCTCGCCGTACTTCTTCGGCGCCCACTTCTTCAGCAGCTCTTGCCGAGTCCAGGCTCGGAGCTTCTGGTGCTGCACATAGCCCTGATCGATTTTGCCATCGGGCCCGCACACGGGCGGTTCGTCCACTATCTCAAGGCATGACTCGGCGATTGCGTCATAGCCCAGCTCGCGCGCGCGCGCGACTTCCGCAGCAAATTCAGGATACAGCAGCGTCCAGTTCCTGACCGTGCTGTCCGGAGGCATGTGCTCATCCCTGCAAATGGACAGCAGGGTCTCGCCTCTTGACAGCCTCTCCACAATCTCGGCAGAAATTTCCGGCGTTCTGGTAGTAGGACGGCCGCGCGGGCGTTTCTGCGCAGGCGCGACCGTCGATACTGTTTTGCCCTTAATCGTCTTCATCGTCACTCGGCGGCGGGTTAACAGTCTGGCATCCAATCCCCGAGCATCGGTCGCCGGTGTTTCCGGTGTCGCGATATGGCCCAGGCGAGTTTAGGCGGTTGCCTGTGCCGTAATCGGTATTCGTGTTTGTGCGATCACGGCCAATCGTATCGCGGCGAATGTCATCGCCGATTCGCGTATCGCCGATGTTCTGATTTCCGCCAATGGCATCGCGGCCAATGGTGTCGCCGATGTGCTGCTGCCCGCTGATCAGGTCGCCACCGACGTGCGTTGAAGGCGGCAGCAATGCGAATGCATCAGCCACTCGACCAGTAACAGCGCCCAGCGAATCCACAATGGCGACTTCCCGTTGCGCGTTGACCTCAGCAATGCGAACTGAGTTACGCCCGGCGTCGATCGTGGCGTACACCTGCCCAAGGCCCGGCAAGGCACCTAGCAGCGCCACAGAGACGCGTTCAGCGGCCGATGGCTGGCGGACGTACTGGGTCGGTCCAGAATCGCCGCTGCGTCCTGCGGAGGCAGCCAGGGCTGCAAACGCCTTGGCGGCAGTCACGCAGGTGGCGTCGCCGTTGCACGCGCTGGCGTCTGCAATAGCTGCCAGTTCGGATGCGCGGCGCTCTGCTGCGCGGTCATGCGCCTGCAGGTACCCGGCGTACCCCGGGTCGATCCGCCCGGAGCTGGCGCAGCCTGCCAGCAGGGCTGTGAGTGTCAGTGCCGCGATGGTTCGCATGGTGTGCCTCCGTGGTTGTGTGCCCGAGTGTAAGCGGGCGGTGCGTTGGTTGCAACGTCAGTAGGCGCGGAGAGCCAGACCTCGGTAAACAGAACATCCGTTAATCAGCGAAGCTTTGTAACCAAGCCGGCGCATTGCTTTGCCCATGACCATACGGATTCCATGATCTGAAATTTTGGAAATTTCCTTTTCGCTGAAGTCTTTTCTTGCCTCAAGCTTAAATGCACGCTCAAGCTCCGCGCCGCCAATCCTTCCTGCGTGCTTCTCGCAGATGTAGTTGGCGATTGCAAGTTCGCTGACCAAGTCTGTCGAAATCATGATTTCTTCTTCACGCTTTGCCATGTGAGCCTCCTTTTGTCGCCTCAATTCTACGCGACCCACCACGGCTGTCAAGCCTCACAGCGTTCCGCTCTGCGAATCAGTGGGCGTAGTGGTCGTTTTCCGTTTCCCCCGTTACGTGTGTGCGCGCGCGCTACGTATGCGCGTGCAAACGTGGTAAACGGAACTGACCCTGCCTCGCCCACTTGAAGCGCTAAGTCATTGATTTTCAGTATGGCCACGGATCGCGCTCCCGGATGGTCACACGCTCGACGTACTGGATGCCGTCTCGCAGTGCGGAAGTGAAGCCGCGCGACTCCAGCGCGGCCACAAATCTCTTCTGCGGCAACACGTACTCTCCGGCGTCTTCGGCCCACGCCTTGAAGCTCTTGTACAGGTCGCCACGACGCGCCCGGCCCTTTCCAGTGTCCACGCACTCGGCCAGCCACAGCCCCAGCACGTCCTGCTGTTCCAGGTAGTCCGCCGTCGCCGCCCGCACCCTGTCAGGCGCCTGCAGGCCCACGCGCTGCCACTGAATGCAGCCCTCAATGGCCCACGCGAGGATGCCGCCAGCTTCGGCGCGCAGGCGCTCGGCTAGGCCCGTGTCGCGGCGCTCGGCTGGGATGTTGGCCTCGAACGGAATCAGGTACAGGCGGCGCCGGATGGCTTCGTCTACGTTTCGCAGTCCGGGCTTGTGATTGCCTGTCATTACGAGCTTGAATTGCGGGATGTACTCGAAATCGTCTTGCCGCATGAATCGCGCTGTTACAGGGTCGCCACCTGTCAGGGCTTTGATTTTCGCCTCCGCCCAGCGCTTGCCCTCTTCGGTTTCCTGGGCGGCAACAAGACGCGCGCCCATTAGCCTAGCCAATTCGGTTGTATGGGCTTCGTGTTTGCGCTCCGTGAACATATCCGCAGGTGCAGAACGGGCGTAATCGCCCATTATCCATTGGAGTGTGTTTAGGAATGTGCCCTTGCCGTTTCCGCCTGTGCCGTAGACGAAAAACAGCGCGTGATCACGAGTCGATCCCGTGAGTGCATACCCTGCCATTCGCTGCAGGAAACCGATTAACTCGGCATCGCCTTCGCACGCCGTTTCCAGGAATCGAAGCCATGCCGGGCACTCGCCGCCGGGTGCTACCTCCGTGATTTTTGTCATGTGCGCGGATCGGTCGCCCTCGCGAATCTCTCCGGTGCGCAAATCCACGACGCCCGCCGGTGTGTTCAGCGCCCATACGTCGGCGTCCCATTGTTCTATCGTCGCCGCGTGTCGTCGGTCCGACTTAGCCAGTCGTTCCACTGCTGCAACAGTGCTGGCTAGACCGTAGCGCGCAATCACAGACCGCCGCTGCGTCTCCGTGGTGATATGCGTTTGATCGTTGCGGGCCTGCGCCGCGACGCTGCGGCAGATGCGGCGCGCAAGATCGAAAACGTGCAGGGTGTTTTCTTCGGTCCACCGCTGGCCGCGCCAGATCATCCAGCGGCCCCAGGGGGCGACGTACCGCAGGTCGTCCGCGAACTGCGCGGAGAACGCAAGCGCGGCATTGTCCTCGCTGTAAAGTTCCGGCAGGTCTTCGGTTTCGGGGTCGGCGGTTTCGTCCAGCGCAGCGTGAATGCGCGCCGGGTCCACTAGCTCGCCTTGCATGACGTGCAGGGTTGATCGCAGCGGAATAGGTGTTGCGATCGGCGCCACGGCTGTTGTATGCTCGCGCGCGTCGGGTGTCTCCCCCTCGCTCGGCGCCGCTGTAAGGTCTGCCACTGTCGTCCCCCCCTGCGATTCTGGCTCTCGCCGTACAGCACTCGAACCCCCGTCGGACCTCACGCTGGCGGGGGTTTCGTTTTTTGGGGACGGCGTCCACTGGCGCACGCGCTCTCGGCAGAACGCCACGACGGCGGCGCGGTCCCAGCCGTCGGCTACGGCGTCGGCGATGTCCCAGCCCTTGGGCTGGCCTTGGGTGTCCAGCGATCGCACAGCGCAGCCTAGGGCCTGCAGGCGAACGGCGATGCGCTCACCGCAAGCGCGACCGGAGTCGTCCGCATCCATCCACAGCGTGACGCGCCGGCCTGCCAGCGGCGACCAGTCGGTCTGCGCCTCGCCGTTGTCGCCCCCAGGCCACGTCACCGCGACGAATGACGGCAGCAGTCGCGCCGCCACGCCTTGGCATTTCTCTCCGGAGACCACCAGAACCGGCGCATCGGGCCGGGCCGCAAGATCCTGCAGGCCTAGGAGCGGGCGAGGCGTAGGAAACGGCCGCATGCACCAGCGTTCGGCGCCGGTTTCAGTGTTCCGGCACCACGTCACGGCGGGCGTAATTTTCCCGTCGTCAAATTCGATGCGCGCGACCCATCCCATCAGGCGCCCAGCAGCGTCGCTGTAGGCCCAGGACGCCGATGGGCTGAATGACCACTCGCGGCCTCGCTTTGGGTTCCAGACCAGCCAGTTTCCTGGCTTGGCAGGATCGAACGGCGGCGGCGCCGTGGTCGGCACCGGCAACACAGGCGCCCACAGCTCAGCGTCGCCAGCAGGCGCCGGCCTCTGGATCCGCACAGGCGGCGGCCCCTCGCCACGCAGCCGGCGCGCAGCCTCGGCCGTGTCAACGCCTTCGATCTCGCGGACGAAATCGACGGTATCGCCGTGCGCGCCGCACGCGAAGCACTTGAACCTCCAGCTGCCGTCGCTGCGGCGTTGGTAGATCCGCAGCGATGGGTTGCGATCGGCATGGAATGGACAAAGCGCTTGGTACTCGCTGCCGGTGCGCTGCAGGTCGATGTACCGGCTGGCTACGTCGGGAAGCTCATGCTGGCGTGAGAGTTCGGACAGCGGTGGGTGGCTCACACGGCACCCGTGTCGATGCGGCGGAACTCGACCACCCGCACCCACGGGTTCGCGTCCCAGCTGCCGTGGCCGTTGATGGACTCCCAGAGACCCCGGAACCATCGGCGGCACTGATGCCAGTCTTGATCTACAGCTGGCAAATCACATCCTTCGGCGTTGGCATCCGCCTCGCTGATTTCCTGCAGCCTCTCCACGCGCACGCCGGTGACTTCCAGCAGGATACGGCTGGCCCAGCGGGGCATGAATCGAGCGTGGCGGTAGCGTCCTTGCACGACACCAAGGAACTGCTCGCCAGCCGCGTACTGCACATTTCGCGCAGACAGGGTAAAACGCAGGTCTGAGCCGCGCCTCTCGTCATAGCACTCGGCCACGCGCCAAGCTTCTCGCACCCACAGCCGGTCGCCGGGCTGGCCGTAGGGGCACTTGACAGGCAGAACCCCTGAGGATGTCGGCACAAGCAGCCTACCCATGTCGTCAAAGCCAAGGTGGAATCCGTCGCAGGGCTGCGGCTTCACCACCCGCCGCGTCTGCGTCTTCGTGCCGGCCAGCAATGCCAGGACCATCGGGCCGGAAAACACAATCGGTCGTTCCTTCATCGCCCGTACCTCGCTGCATGCATGTCGGCCAGGTGCTCCCGGATGTGCTCGGATTGGGTGGTGAGATGCAGGTTGGCCGGTTCGTTGTTCGCCTTGTCGCCGTCGATGTGGTGAACCACTTCCCCAGGCGCCAGCGGGCGGCCGAGCGTCTGCCCCATCACTACCCTGTGCTCAAGGTGCGCGCCGGTCGGTGTCCAGACCTCTATGTAGCCGTCGCTGCGCTGACGACGCCCGCCTGTCCATGCTGGGTTCTTGTCGCCCTCCAGCACACCTGGGCGCGGCTTCGCCGGGCGCGAAAGCCCCAGACGCTGCAGGGCGACCTTGACTGGGTGGGTGCTGCATCCATGCATGGCGGCAATCTCGGCGATGGTCTTCCCTTCGGCGTGCAGGTTGCGAAGCCGCGCACCGTCAAACACGATTCGGCGTTCTTCGTTGCCGCCACCCTTACGAGGCCTACCCATGGCAAGCTCCTTCAAGGATCGCGCGCACCATCGGCGCGCTGAAAATGATCGGGCGCTCGCGCATCACACCACCCCCGCCTTAACCAGCAGCAGCACAACTCCAACGCAGCCGCAGCCGATGGCGACGGCCCATGTCATATTGCCAAGCGGTTCCGGTCGCGCCGGCTCGGCCACGTGCACAGCCTGCACGGACTCGCTGTCGCGCCGGCGCAGCTCGGCATCGGCAATGAGCATGAGCCGCACGTAGCGATTCGCCGCGCGCGCGTGGTCATGCTGCATCGGGCCTTTCTTGCGCGATAGGCGCAGGCTGCGCTTAGCCTGCAGGCGGTAGTAGCGCTCCGCGTCGAGCAGCTCGGCATAAGGCATGCCGGCGAAGTCTTCAACGTTCATCAGTCAATCCCCTTGAGTTTTTCGAGCCGCCACTGGCAGTACAGATACCAGAGCGCGCTGTTTTCGTTCATCGCGTCGTGCAGCACGCCGGCGGGGACGTATCGCAGCATCTCGGCGACTTTCTCGCCTGGCGACATGTCCGCCCACTCCGCATCCCACCCCTTGTCAAGCCCGTACATTGATGCTGTGCAAGCGTCAACAATCTCCACTCGATCCGGCGGCCTAATCATCGGCGATACCTCGGCATCGAAGCTGACATGCTGCGGCCAGCCTGCGCGAGGCAGCGGACGGCCAAGGCGCGGTAGTACGGCAGCTCCGGGTGATCGATGTAGCGCCGGCGCAGGTATCGGTAGATCAGCCCGGCGCGCGTGGCTTCGGTGAGCCAGATCATCGCCATGCGGCTGTGAAAGGTGGGCGTGTCGGGGGTTTCGTTGGCTACGGCCATGAGGGGGGTAGGCATTAGTGTCTCCGTGGTTGGCGTGCTGCGATCATACGCAAGCGTTGCGCGGAATGCAACACCCTGCCGCAGTCAAATATGCGCAAGCGCCAGCTGTGCGTCTTCGACAGATCGAGCAACGCAAGCGATACCCCCAGCGTCAGCGACAGCGTCCAGGAACGCGCGCTGCTGCTCTGTTGGTCGGCCGGTGGCGGACTTGACTTCGACGGCCGCGAACACGGCGAGGCGGCGGCCGACCATTTCGGCCGTGACTTCGATCGAGCGCCAGCCAATCAGGTCGGAAGATCCGGTGCAGAGCCCAGCGATCAACGGCCGTGCGTCCTGCAAAGTGACGCGTCCTGCCTGATTCGACACCAGCCGCCCTGCCCATCCCTGCCCGACGTTCTGCCTGAATAGCCGGGTATCCCCACGGCTGCAGGTCAGGAGGATTCTGTTCTGCGTCTCGCGTTCGCTGCCGCTGCCATCGCCTGCGCGTGCCATGCCGCCCCCTGTTCCTGCAGCTCAGCGACGGCTTGGCGTCGGGCTGCTGCGTCGTCTGTATCGATGCAGGGGCGTGACCCGAGCACCACCGATCCCGCGTGCAGCACGTAGGACACCGTGCGCCGGGCTTCGGAGTATGCGACGGATAGGGTCGGTGTTGCAATGCTTGCAGCGCCTGCGGTTTCGACGTGCAGGCGCAGGTGATAGGGGTCTATGCGGGTCCAGGTCACGTCACGCGCTCGCGCCGGCGCTGGCGCGTTTCTTCATCCGGCCGTCCCAGACGTGCTTGGCCCAGCCGCGCGGGTTCTTGAATCCCCGCCGCTGCCCTTCGGCTATCAGGTCTTCCAGCGTCTGCGCCGCAGCCTGCGCGCGCTTCGCCTCGACGCGCAGCCGCTGCACCTCGACCTCGGACAGCTCGCCATCGACCTGCTCTAGCTCGCGGACC